TGACAGGAACATTTGGTGCTAGTGGAACTACTAATAACTTTATTTCTTTAAAAACTTTAACTGAGAGGTTAAACTATGTAAGAGGTATTGTTATTAATTTCTGGGAGGAGCAAATTAAAGTAGTCCAGAAATCTATGGGTTTCAGATATCCTGCTGTTGTTGAATTTGATTATATGAACTTGGAAGATCCTGCCTCTGTTATGAATATTCTTTTGAGTATGGCAGATAGAAATATTCTTAGTGATGAGTATCTACAGAGATATATTAAGGCTAATCCAGATATGGAAATTAGAAGAACTAATAGTGAAAATAATAGAAAAGATGAGAAGGTTAGTCCTTTCCATCAGGCAGATCAAGATTTCCAAATGAAAAAGATTACATTGCAAACTGGTCTTACATCTCCTAGTGAAGTTGGTCTTGAACTTAATGAAAAGAAAAGAGGAGAGGATTCAGTTTTAAGTATCAG